GATGCGGAGCTACTTTAGGAATAAAAAGTCTTATACCACAAGTAGAAAAATCTGTTACGGCTGAAAGCGCAATCAAAGGTTAATTCGTATGGCTCAATTTCCTCAATTTCCTCAAGGGCCAGGAGGGCAAGGCTTAGGTGGCGCGTTTAGGTATCACTGCGTGGACTGGGGCTTCAACGCGCAGGCAGGCGTTCTGGAGAGACGTTGTGTTGGGATGTACGGGTCTCGATTTGACGGTCATGCGACTTTGAGTGAATGCCAGACGTTTTGTGAAAACCAAATCAGATTGCCAAGGAGGGGAGATAAGTGGCGTTGTGTAAATACGCTGGGTGTATGGGGATGCATGCCATCACCTCTCTTTGGACCTAACGAAATTCAATATGACACCAAAGATGCTTGCGAGAGCTTTTGTCTTCCACCAACACCTCCTATCACAGGTGGCGCAGCTAGGGAATATTGGGTCTGTAAGGAGTCCCCTGTGACACAAGGATTCATCGGCAAGCTCCGATCATGTGAAAAAGTGTTCGTGAACTATGGCGCTATACCTCCTCGTGGAGCATACAGTACTTTAGCTGAATGTCAAGAAACCTGTCAATCTGACTATGAGAGGAGGGACTCTCCCAGGCCCACAATCCCTCCAAGGACAGGATGAGTCATAGTGATGAGTGGCCTCCGAATCACGGTTGGTGGTGCGATAAGCTCACCTGGACCTGTGTGCCTATGAACGGAGTGGCCGAAGGAATTTATAACACTAAAGAAGGTTGTGAGAGGGTTTGTATTGAGCCTCCGCCGCCTGGGCCGCGCACCCCTGGGTATATTTGCAGGCAGTCGGGAGTTGATCTAACTTACTATGAATGTGTAAAAGTGGCGGATGGTGCGACGTATAAGGATCTTAGGGCCTGCAACGCGAGGTGCGGGAGTCCGCAACCAACGGGGACCACCCCTCGGCCTGTCCCCGAAGATATGGGGTCTAATGATTTTCCTGCGTTTGCTCCCCCAACCACTCCCCAAGGCCATGGTTCTATACAGAAATGGGCCTGCAATGTACGGGACTTAGTATGTACAAAAGACCCTAATGGGATTTATAATACTTTAGCTGATTGTGTTCGTGTATGTCAGGAGCCTTCTACTAGAATAATTGAACGTAGACCAATAATTCCCACTAGATCAGCGAAGCCTGTACAAGAAGATAGAGTTCCAACCCCTCTTCCAACTACCCCTAGAGGAGGAGTTGGGGATAGGATTACCGTACCTACGCGACCGCTAAGAAAGCCACCTCCAACGAGGCCCCCTGGGACGCCAAGGCCAACTAGACCTCTTAAACCTTAAGATTTGAAAAAACAGAACGGATTTCGAAACAAAGACCCTAGATACTGTGAGAAGCTTTCTATAAAACGTAAACTTATTAAGAGGTTGTTTATAGAAGAATCAAAAAGAATACATGGTAAAAACTTTAGGAGATAAACATGGATATTAGTGCTAGAATAAAAAAATTAGAGAACAGGCTTACCAATGCGAGAGGTGGTCATAAAAGAGTTATAGAAGCTAAACTTGGAAAATTGAAGCGAAGTGTTCCTGTTGTGGAAGAAGTAAAGGCTGCTCCAAAGAAGAAGAAAAAGACTACGAAGAAAGCGGCTAAAAAAGATTAAATATCTTTAATTATCCATCCGCTAAGTGTTTCAACTGATTTTAAGCGTTGAGCAAACTCTACTCGATGGTTGCCATCTATTACTTCATATTCTCCGTCTGAATTTTCGTAGACTAGAATATCAGAAGTTTTTCTAGCGTCCCAGGAAGTGTCTTCTATAGGTCTAATTGGTTCTAAAAACCGAATAATATTCTTAAGCGGGAGATTTGATTTATGTATTATTTCAAGTTTTGGCTTCTCTAGCAACGCTGCGTACTTGTAATCCTCCATGCAGTCTGGGTGTTCCCTCCAATCGCCTGTAAAAAATAGCACACTTGATTTATAAATCGCCTGATTTCGTTCTGAAATATTTTTTTCGTAACAGTGCTCCATTTCTAGGTTCATTAATTGAAAATATTTTTCTGTATCTCGTTTTACTTTGTGAGTTAGCAGGTTTTTAACACATCCAGACAAAAAATCCTTAGCTTTTTGAAGAAGTTCTTTATCTCTAGGAGGAGCACTCCCATATAATTTAACGATAGAGCGGATTTTTTCATTAAATTCCGCATTTGTAGGATGAGGCCAAAGGAATTTACTCATTTTTCAACACTTAAAGGAAGTTTTGTATGTCTTATGAAGGAATCTCGATTTTTATGCCACGAATCTCGGCCAACAAGTTCTCCTCTGGAGTTATGTAATATATTTATATCAATTATTTTATTTTTATAGCCTTGTAAGAAGGCAGAAGAGGTATAGTGGAGATCATAGAAGTCCCATTCCCCTGAAAAGTAGGGGGGCTTTGTAAGACTTACAGATTCTATAACTTTTCCTGTTGTTGCTAAAAATAATCCATCTAAAACAACAACTTCGCTAGGTTTTCCATAATAAGTTTCGTATTCTTTTCCCTGTGGGTCTAAGTGGTAGACTCGTCCGTGGTGCTTCTTCATCGCCCAGTGCTGCTGGTTCCACCAAACAGCGTCTCTACCTAAAAGTGACGTTCCTGCGGGGCCTACAAAACCAATTTTATCTTCGGATAATAACTTAATCAATTTTGATTTAAAGATTTCTGGTTTTTCTCTAATTTCTATATCGTCATGACACATGATGATGATATCGTCTTCTTTAGGAGCAGTAGTTAAGTATGCATGTTGGTAAGCGATAAAGATGGAGGAAGCTTTAGGAAGAAGGAATGACTGAATTTCACATTTGGCAAAATAAGAGAGTAATTTATCTGTAGTCTCCGTCATATCCTCTATTGATCGAGTACATATATATGCATAGATGTTCATACTATAATTATAATAGTAAGACAGTAAATTTTATGGAAAAACAAGAATTAATCGAAGAATTTAAGAGATGTAAAGAGGACCCAATCTACTTCATATCTAATTATATCAAGGTGGTCCATCCTATTCGGGGATTAGTACCTTTTAAGCTGTACCCCTTCCAGCACTCAATTCTAAATGCACTAGAGACTAATAGATTCAATATTCTTCGAAAATTTAGGCAGGCTGGGTGTACCACAATTGCAGCTAGTTACGCATTGTGGATGATTATTTTCCAGAAACACAAGCAAGTTGTTATTCTCTCTAAAGGAGATACAGAAGCTACTGAGGTGTTAGATAGAATTAAACTTATGTATGATGAGCTACCGAAAGTTTTTAAACCTGGAATAGCTGAAGATAACAAGCACACGTTAAAACTGAATACTGGGTCAATAATTAAATCCAGACCTTCTGGAAAGCAGTCAGGTCGATCTCTTGCGGGATCGTTGCTGATTATTGACGAAGCTGCATTTATTGAAAATATTGACACTATCTGGGCTGCAGTTTATCCAATTATCTCCACGGGTGGTCGCGCATTTGTACTTTCTACAGTTAACGGTATTGGTAATTGGTATCATGATGTATACACCAAAGCTTTAGAAAATAAAAATTCTTTTAATGCGATTGACATAGAATGGATCGATCACCCAGAGTATAAGAAACAAGAAGGCTTCTCTGAACTTTATAAAGAGATGGAAGAAAAGGGGTTGAACGTGGACGCTTGGGAAAAGACTACGCGAGCAAACATGCCTGTTAAACAATGGCTCCAGGAGTATGAGTGCTCGTTTTTAGGTACAGGGGATACTTATATCGATGGAGAAATTTTAAAAGATGTAGTAGAAAATGTAAGTGAAGATTATTACTCCAAATATAATAATCGAATGAGGGTTTGGCAAGACCCAAAACCTTACTATACTTATGTTTTAGCTTGCGATGTCGCGTTAGGTCGAGACAGAGATTATTCAGCGTTTCATATTATTAACGCCTATAATGGTCAACAGGTAGCTGAGTTTTATTCAAATAAAACTCCTATTAATACGTTTGCGGAAATTATAGGCACTGAAGCGATGCTATATAATATAGCGCACGTAATTTGTGAGCGAAATACTATTGGAAATAACCTGATTGATTGGTTATACACGAACTTAGAATACGAAAACATATGGGCTGATGATCGGGGGTTATTTGGATTTCAGGTTACAGCACAAAACCGAGAACAACTACTAGCAACTTTAGAAGAGTCTATACGAACTAATCAAATTAAAATTAACTCAGGAAGAACAGCAGATGAGCTTTTAACCTTTATTATTAATGAGGGAGGAAAGCCCACGGCAGAAAGAGGAAAGCATGATGATTTGGTTATGAGTTTAGCCTTAGCTATATATTTATATAGAAATTTATTAGAAACTACACCTCTTGAGCATATCTCAAAAATTCCACACAAAGATGGATTACCTATGCCTTCCAAGCAAACGAAATATGCATATAGAGGTTCAAATGGACAAATAGAAGTAGAAGATTTACGATGGCTGATGAAATAAAAAAAGAAGAATTATTAGAAGAAGGTTATACTGAGTTTGGTGGAACCGCAGCGCGAGGAGGCTCATTTTTCACTCCTACAGGTCCTTTAGGGAAGTTCTTTGCTAAATTCTTTGCATCAACAGCGCAGGCAAAAGCCCTTAAATTAATGGACCAAGGTGGTGCCTCTCTTGGTGGGGACACTATTACCAGTACAGATGTAATAAAAGATAATGATCCTTCTCATCCTGCTGTAGGAGGAGTAGCTAGAAATCCTGTTCTTCCTCAAATGGAGATGAACCGTAAGAGACGGTACAAAGAGTATGAGGAGATGGATGAGTATCCCGAAATTGGAGCAGCTTTTGATATTTATGCTGATGACGCTACTCAAAGAGGTCCAAGAAATGAAAGATGGACTATTAATTCTGAAAATTCGATGGTAGTAGATGAGATAAATGCTTTATTTGATAAAATTAGATTAGACACTTTTTTATGGGATATCGTAAGAAATACTGTGAAATATGGGGATTGTTTTACAGAGCTTATTTTAGATGTAAATGAACCACAACAGGGTATTAGGAAAATTAAAATTCTTAATCCTAGCTTTGTTTTGAGAGTAGAAAATGAGTTTGGTTACTTAAAAAACTTTCTTCAAGAAGTTCCCAATAATGAAACATTTAATTATAAATCTACTTATAATACAGAAGAGCCTATTAAGTATATTCGCTTAGACAAAAATCAAATTGCTCATTTCCGTCTTCATACTTCAGATCCTGTATTCTATCCATACGGCAAATCGATTGCCGCTTTATGTCATAGAGTTTTTAGATCGTTAAAAATGATGGAAGATGCTATGATGATTTACCGTCTTTCTAGAGCCCCCGAAAGACGGATTTTTTATGTAGATACAGGTAATCTTCCTACAAGCAAAGCTGAGATGTTTATTGAGCGCATTAAGCAGAAATTTAAGAAAGAAAAATTTTATAACTCAGGACAAGGTACTATAGATGCAAGATATAACCCCTTATCTATGGACGAGGATTTCTTTGTTCCTACTAGGAACGGAGCAGGGACAAAGATTGACACGCTCCCTGGTGCTCAAAACTTAGGTGAGATTGAAGATGTGCGGTATTATCGTGATAAGCTTCTTGCGGCGTTAAAGGTTCCTAAAGATTATATTGTAGAGAAGGACTCTTCTCCTGAGCGCAAGGCTAACCTCTCTCAACTTGATGTTAAGTTTGCAAGAACAATTCAAAGAGTTCAAGTAAATATACAAGTTGGATTAGAAAATATAGCTAAACGCCATCTTCAATTAAAGGGATTTCCTGCTTTATTGATTAGAGAACTAAGGATTAGACTACCCGAGCCTTCTGATATGTCTGCAAAGAGAAAGCTCGATTTAGACGAACAAAAAACTAGAGTTATAGCAGCAGTACAGCAACTAGGACTTTTCTCTAAAGATGAGATCTACAGAGAGTACTATGATATGACAGACGAAGAAATTGAACGAATGAAAGACGAAATGGAACAACAAACGAAAGAAGAACAAGATCAACAATCGGCTGATGTCGGAGCGGCACAGATGGCTGGGCCAGGGTACGGAGAGGCAGGAGGACAAGAGCCTGCGGAAAATCAACCCCCAACAACTACTACGGCAGAAGAACGAACACAAGGAATAGAGTCGCTTATTGGTAAAAAAACTCTAAATGAAAAAAAAGAAGCGATCCTATATAGAATCCTTGAAAAACAGAGAAGTAATTTAGAAAAAATAAATAAATAGCTTATCTATATAAAACAGTAGCCCATTTTTTGGGGAGATTATTATGTTTTCGAATATTTTTGAAGAAAGAGATAAAAAGATTTCAATTTTGGTTAAGTTAGGGGACTGCTTAGGTAGATCCCTCAGAGAGAATGTAACTTTGTTTTCCTTAGATGGAGCAAACGAAGAAGTAAGCTATCTTACTGAAAGTGATAAAGTTATAACAGGGAGATATAATATCGGAAAAGATGTAGTCTTTGAAGAGATTAAAGTCCAAGACTCTTCTATTTTTGAGGATGAGACGTTATACGATCAGTATGTAAATGAAAAAATACATACATTGATTGAAAATGTTCACTATACAGAGTTTAACTCTGCGGAGACGGCATTTAGTGACCTTCTCTCTTTGTGGGAGAATCGTATTAAATTAGATAATCTTCAAGTTAAATTACATAATAAATCTCAAAAATTATCAGAAAATACTAGCATTACTTCTGCTCCTGAATTTGCTCGCTTACTTGAAATTACTCCTCAACTTGTAGATTTTCTGAAAGAAAACAGAGATGAGATTATTACAGTACCTGAAATTAGAAACGGGATTACCTTATCAAACACTGTCGCCGAAGCCTTCGATTTCCCAGCACTAACTCACGAAGAGTTAGAGGAAAAAAAGAGTTATATTCTTAAAGACGGAGTTAGTGAGTCAATCTATGAGATGATTTGCCGTCAAGAACTGGTTAAACGAGAATTATTAGAATCTAAGCAAGAATTTAATCTTGTATGGGCTTCTAATTCTTCAGTTAAAAAACTTGCAAGTATGATTTTTGAAAGTGATGAAAAAATTGTAGAAACTATGTGTGAAGTTTTTCAGGAAGTTCCATACATTGCAATTGCTTCTAAAAAATCTTTATTTGAAACATTTTCTAACTGTTTAGGAGATGCGGATGGTCTAGGGGTGTCGGAAAAGGACGTTCAACAGTTTTCAGCAAAAATCTTTGAATATAAAAAAGAAGTAAAAGATAACTTTATTCAAAGCATTAATGAGAAGTATGGAGTAAATATTCAAAATCTTCAAGAAGTTCCTAGCTTTAAAAGTTTAGTGAATACTCAAGTTGTTATTTTTGAAGCTTTATCACGGCTTACTCCTAAACGAAGTATTTTAAAACAAGTTCTCTCTGAAGTAGCCACTTCTATGAAAAATAAAGGAGGGGTTGAGAGTATCGATGTTAATGAGTACTTACAGCAACTCTTTACGGAAGCTTCTTATAGTGAGCTTTTAGAAGCTACAAAAACCTTAGGTCGTTACTCTAAAGTTGATTTTAAAAGAGTTTCCAAGGACTTAGGAGATATGAAAAAGACTATGGACTCGTTAAAAGATCAAGTAAAAAATAATGAGGAGCCAGAGTACTCGTCTGATGAGAATGTTGATCAGAAGAAACTTGCTAAATCCGAGAAAGAAGATACAGCTTCTGAAGAGCCTAAGTCGCCTGTACAAGACAAAGCGGCTGCATCATCAGGACCTCTAGAGCAGCCTGAGGAGACTGCTGCGGAGGACGCTCCAGGCTCCAAAGAAGAGCCTTCAGCTATGACTCAGAACGATGTAATTACGGATATTGCTTCTCTGGAGAACATGGTTGCAGATATTACACAAGAATTAAGTGGAAACTCCCCTAAAAAAACTGAAGAAGAAGAAGAAGAGTAGGAACAATCTAGATGGGAAATAATAAGACAAACATTGTCTATTTTATATTAGACAGTGAGAATAATCCCACAGAATTTGCTGCAATTGACACAGGCTCTTCTGAGTTTATGGATCCAACGAATCTTGATCCACAAACTCTCCTCTTAAGGGAAACCGTTTTTGATAACTCAGGTTCGTGGGGAACTCATTCAGTAAGTGCTGGAGTAGTTGCGTCTGTAATGAGTACTTCCTCGACGGTTTATAATAACTCGGGTGGCTGGGGTGGAGGCGCAAGTGCTGACGAGTATGGAGCAGCGCACGATACTGTTCAGGCTTATTCAGGAACATGGCAAAAGATAACAGGCGTAATTGATAATGTTGGGCCTGTATCAGCTAATATCGCTACTAATACAGGTAACATTACTACTAACGCAGCTAATATCAGCGATAACGCTGATAACGTAGCAGTAGTTGGGGGTGTATCAGGAAATATTGCTACTAATACTACTTTAGTTGGAGGTGTAATTAATAACCTTAGCCCTGTATCAGCTAATATAGGATCTACAGCTAGTGCTGACGAATATGGAGCGGCACATGATTCCGTAGCATCGTGGTCTGGTTTCGATCCTTATGGAGGTGCTGGGTGGATGGGAGCATGGTATAGAGTTTTCTCTACTTCGGCTGCGTGGAACTCAACAAAGAGTACGGTAGACGCTAAGGAGGCCGATTGGGACTACGCTGCGACCACAGCCGCAAGCGGCGTTACACACGGCTATGGGGCTCTTTCTGGCTCAATGCAACTTAATGGAGGAGGAAGCTTCTCTGCTATTGCTATAAGTTCTACAGGAGATAGTACTTTGAATTATTCTGTTCCTTCTTTTGATCACGGAGCAGAAAAGATTGCGTGGAGGTTACCTGCGCTCATCAGAGACGGTGCAAATATCACTATTCCTGGTGGGGATAATAATTTATCGTTTAATTTAACGAGTGGCGGAAAGAGTAATCTTATAGCTAGTGGGATAGAGGCTAAGTCTATTGAGACAGGTACTTTTACCTCCAATGCTACATCAGTGGCTCTAGGTGTTGGGAATATTACGGTTAGTGCGTATGCCTTAGAAGTAGGGGAACCTACTGCGTGTCCTATTCCTAATCCCTTTGGATATATTCAATTAGATTCAGATGATGTTGCCTCATCCGACGAAAAGAATTTAGCCTATTCCAATACTCCAACTTCCATTATTTCTAACACAGATGATATTACTTGGGATGATACTAACAAATACTTTGTTTGCGCAGCAGCGGGAACCTATGAAGTTGTTGGGGTTGTTATTTTAGAGGGGGGATCCTCTCTAGTTGACCTTTCAGTTAAGAGAAATGGATCTGATGTTTTGGTAGGGTCCCCTAGAGTTCATGGCACTGTCGATCCATTGGAACATACAATTAGAGCGGTTTTCACTATGACTGCGGACTCGAACACTAATATTACATATGAAGCTACAGGAGCGGCAACAGTAAACGCTATCACAGGTTCGACAATGACGGTTAAAAGATTAAAATAATGGCTACACAAGATAAAAAAAACGTACTCTCGAAAGAAACATTAATGCCGATGGGTATGGTGGTTGCCCTTTGTGGAGGTGTAGTTTGGATAAGTAGCCAGCTTACTAATATTAATTATAAGCTAGATATGTTAGAGAATAGTCTGGACGAACAGTGGACTCAACGAGATATGGAGAATTGGGGACTAAAACTTAAATTAGAGAACCCAGAGATTATAGTCCCAGGAATAGTAGAATAATAATAATAATGAAAAAGTGGATGTGGCCTAGAACCGCGCACTGCTGAAAAGGTGCCTAAGTATGCTAGTTTAGCATATGATTTTGTTTGGCTGAGTTAATAACTCTCCATAGGTACCCTTCTCTTAATGAATTTAGTTGAGTTATAAGTACTCCTAATTTTTTTACTAATTCTTCATTAACTTTTCCTTGTTTTTCTAAGATATCTAATTCTTCTTTACAAGTTTGAAATATCTTTCGCTCTTCTTCTACAATAGAAAATTCTAATTTTTTAATATCATTAATATGTTTCATAATACCTCTACGGTGTGTCCCTCTCTCTCGTAATGCCGTCTTCTTGCTATAGAATGCTCTCTAAGATATTTCTCTTTATCTAAAAAATCATATACATATACTTTGTCTTTAGAAGCATGACGCCGCAACGCTCTTCCTAATGCTTGTAAAGTAGCTATTTCTGATTTCATTCCCCTAGCATTTATGAAGTGGGTGATTTCTTCAATGTTAATCCCTGTTTGGAGTATTTTAGTACCAATGAGGATGCTAGATTCTCTACATCCTCTGAATCTAGATATAGCTTCATACCTTTCTTCAATCGAATCAGCCCCCTCCAGGAACTGGCATTCGCCTCCAAATAAGTCTTCCAGGGCTCTTCCATGATCAAGTGATTTGGTAAGTATAAGTATACGAGCTTCTGGGTGTTTTGTTTTGATGTCATTTACGATATTCCTAATAATCTCATTTCTCTCTGTATTATAGACGATATATTCATTGTATATATCCAGGTACCCTAAGTCCTCGTCTAAGCCGCTTGCGGTGTATGAGCGATTAATTAATTGAATTATGGGCTTACTAAGCTTCCCTTCATCGACTAACGAAGCAGTATCAACGACCTGCCATACAGGCCCCAAAGCTCCCTCTAGATTTTTTCGTGGGATATCTTCGGAAGGAGGGGTAGCTGTAAAGCCCATTCTATACTGCGCTTTAGAAAACGATTGTATTGCGGGAAGTGTAGTTTTACCGTTGGCGAATTCATGGCATTCATCAATTAAAAGGACTTCGGTATCTTCTAAATGGGTTTCAAGTATTTTTTCTATACTTTGAACAGTACACAGCATAATATCTCCGTACTCATAACCTTCCCCATAACAAATACCCAAATTCTTTATACCACAAGAGTTCTTTAGAAACGAATGAGTTTGGGTAAGTAGTTGTTTCGCATTAAATAGGATCACCATCTTTTTTCCACGCAATGCCTTGATTATTCCCGCCATAATTAAGGTTTTACCAGACCCCGTGGGAGACTTAACAATTCCTCGTTTCTCTTTTAGGGCGATGTCTATTAGCTGTTTTTGATATGAATAATACTCGAATCCTTTGATTTTAGGGGTGCTGGGAGTACTTTTATTAAAAATCTCTTCTTCTATAATTTCAGGAATGCAATCAATTTTTTTAAGATCTTCAAGTAATTTTGAAAGTAGCCCTGTTCTAAACGCTCCATTTCTGGAAAGAAAGTGGATCTTTCCGTCCCACTGCCTGCGTTTATACGCAGGAGAATACGACGCACCTGGCACTCTATGGGAGTACAGGTCATAAAGAGCTTTAAATAGGTCGGGGTTATCGGTCTCTAGTCTAGACTTTAAATTTTTTACATATATTTTCATCCTTACTATTATAGTAATAGGAACATTTCTATTTATTGGAGAAACTTATATGAAACCTATTGCGCCTGACCATGCTGCGAAGCAAGATATTATTGAAGAGTTATTAAAAAACTTGCCCCCTGAAACAGCGGTAGAGATCGAGCTACCTTCTGAAAACAGAGTATACACCTTACCTGACCCAGACGGAATTATCACATTACGTCCGATGACGTTTGAAGATGAGAAAGCGTTAGTAAGTGCTTCTCCTAATCAAGATCCAATTAATTTAATTATTGAAAGATGTACCACAAATATAAATATTGGGGATCTTCTTCCTATGGATAAATTATATATCATAATGAAATTAAGAGAAATTTCTTATGGAGATGATTATAATACACTTTTAATTTGTCCTTCCTGTAAATCGGAAAATCCCACAACTATTACATTATCAGATTTAAATGTTAATCCTGTGCCAGACGATTTTACTGACCCTATAGAAGTTATACTTCCTACTCTTCAAAAAAATGTAAAAGTTCGTATTCCTAGGCTTCGAGACGAAAAATACATGAAAACTACTTCAGACGCATTATCCAATATTTGGAGATTTGTAGTTCAGATTGAAGATTATACAGATAAGCAGATCATTGTTGAAGTTTTGAAAAAACTCCCCATTAAGGATATGAGGACTATTTTAAATGCTATGAAAACCGATTATGGAGTTGAAACAAAAATTCGATTTGACTGTAATTCCTGCAATACTCAATCAGTTATGGAGTTGCCTATCGACGCAAATTTTTTCGACGCGAATTAGAGGGAGTTATTGATGTAGAGTCTCTTCTACAAGAAGCCTATATACTTGTGAACAAAGGTTTTTTCTCCTACAGTGACGTTAAGAGCATGACTAGATTGGAGAGAAGTTCCTTCATAAAGCTTTTAAAAGAAGATATAGAGAGACAAAACGATGCGATTAAACGGTGAAGATTTAGCTGACAGGCAGAATAGGCCAAGCGTTACTCAAAAAGTAGCACTTAGAACTTTTTTTCTTAATGGAGGAGAATATGTTGATCCCTACGATGTTAGTAGTGTAGTAATCTTCTCTAAATTAGATAATTTAGCTCCTGACAGCTTAATAGATAGCTCTACTGGGTTACTCAAAAGTACTCTAACGTCCGATATGATTAAAATGTCGTATGGAATCTCAGGAACAGCCTTGGATCCCCATGATGGAGGGTATGATGCTACTAATGAACGATATAGAGTTACGTCGAATTTCTTAGCGGATGTTGGGTGGTTTCCCGCTTATGTCCCCTCTCCCGAAGCTAGTGGTATTATACGACTAGGGGTTGGGGATTATTTATGCGTTCTTGATGGGCAGTTAGATCTTTCTGGCGCTTACTACTTGAATAGTAGTTCTATCGAAGTGCAGAACTCTGCTTCGGCTGTTTTAGATTACCTTGATGCTTGGACGGTTAAGTTTGCTCAAGCCTCTGAATATCAAGTTATGATAAATGGTTTTCATCTGTATAATGATGTATTTCAAACTATAACAGAGCCCGTTATATTTACGGCTACAAGTCGCTTAATAAATAAACATGTTAATTTAGGCTCACAGACAGACTTAAAAGTAACAACCGATATTACAGTCCAAAATGGCAGTTTAGATAATGCAACAAAAGCTATCCTAGAGGACTCTGCTTTAAGAAACGCGCAATTTAGGGTTCAAAAACTTAATGACGGTTCTGTTAATTTACCTGCACGAGTGACCGTAGTTGAGTATAGTGATAGCGAAGGCAGCATTACAGTAACATCAGATAACACCATGCTATACAATTTTGATACCCAAGCTATCGCTACAGCAGCCAATGCCGATACTTTGGGAGGACCAGTGGGGACATATGCTATAAATTGTGCATACTCGATTTTAGATCAAAATTATATTCAAGGTCCCTTCTACTTTGTTATAAAATAATTTTATAAAAAGAATAACCAAAAAAGGTTCTCTGCACGGTACATAAGTTAGAGGACATTTTTTATGGCACTAGCAGGCTCAAGAACAGCAAAAGAAAATTCAGCTTTTAACCCCAGTTTTAACCAACTTAATGCATCAGGAGACTCATCTTCATGCGAATTTATTGATTGGTTCTTTAGCATTCAAAACCTAACGGGGATGTGGACACGAGCTTGGGTTTTTAATAGTACTCCACAAGCAGCAGGGGGCGGGGCACTCTCTGGGTGTCCCTCAATTTCTTTTACTTATGTTGACGTAAATTTCGACGTACAAGTAAATCAATCAATTATACCTGCTTCCTATTGTAGCGGTGGGTTTTCTGCTATGGATATAGATTACATCTCTGACAGTGACGTTGGAGGATGGGGCTTATCAGGAACTTTCTGGACTACGGCAGCGGGAATAACGAGACGAAAAGCACTAATTACAGATGTTGCAAGTAATTGTTCACGAAATGCTAATGTTGTAACAAGCAGAATTCCAGGAGCGTATACGCTAAATACTCCCCTCGACACTTCTAGTCAATTTAATTCAAACTTTATGAAAGTTGCGGAAGCAGCGCAAACTCAGTGCCCGAATTTTGATATTAGTTTAGTCCAGCTTTAATTTGGTACTCGAAATCATAAGGTACTGAATTATTAACAACCCAGGAGTTGAGGTTCTCCCCATCAATATGAGCTTCATTCCAATCCTTGTATCCCGAGGGTGGTGGGCAGACCGCAAATCCTGTCATCCTCATTTCTTTTCTAAGACGCTCGAATGATCTAATACCTTTTTGCCCTGCAGCGTCATTATCGTATCCTAGGATAATTTTCCCTCCAAAATCACGAAGTATTTCTGCCTGCGCTTTAGAGCAACTACTGCCGATGGTGCAGGTGGCGTTAATACGTTGCCTGAGAAGCGCTACAGCGTCCAGGGGGCCTTCACAGACCACCACATAGTCTTGGGACTCATCGAAGGGGTAAAGTACGTCAGAGGACCTTACAGCCCCTTCAGAAGCAGGGTTAAGATACTTGGGACTTTGATCTCCTAGTGCTCTAGCCTGGAAGTAGTATACGCTGCCATCTTTAGCAAAGGGAATTATTAGCCTTCCTGCGAATCTCCCTTCGGAACAAAGATAAAACGGCTCAGATTCAAAAGTCTCCTCGTTAAATAATTTTCTTCCAAAAAGAAAGGACCATGCGTTTTGAACGGCTGCATCTTCGCTGTAAGCCGACTCGATATTGATAGGTGTAAGAGAAGAAGGGTCTATCTCTGCGTTCTTTTTAGGTACTTTTTCTTCGGCAATAGGCTCTACACCTATGAAATCAAAGTTTTTTAGGATCAAATCAGTTTGAGCTTTAAGGTAACTTATCCCCTCTACTTCGGCGTAAAATCCTATGAAATTTCCCTTTTTACCAGATTTGAAGCACTGCCACAGCCCAGTCTCTATATTGATGCTGAGATGTCTTTTCCAGTCATCAGGTATAAATAAAGAGGGCATGATGAATTCGGCATTATTTGCCGATAGTTTGCCGCTATCTCCAAAATTCTCAAGGAGGTAGTCTCTAATGTATTGAGGTGACACAATGTTCATATCTACTATATCAGAGTCGAAGTACCAGACTTTTCGGCAATGCGGCCTGAAATATCGCTATCGCTATGTCGAGAGGCTCCCTGAGCCCACTGAGACCAACACAGAAGCCCTTCACTTTGGGTCCTACATCCACAAAGTCCTTGAAGAAGGGGTAAACGCTACAACAAAGGATCAACTCCTTAAAATTGCAGAAGAGACCCGAGGGACTTATAAAATTACAAAAAAATATACAGGCAAAGATGTTATCTGTATAGAGAATTTTCTAAAATTTAATTCCCAACTGTCAGAGTCGGTGTCTACGGAGCAAGTCTTCGAAGTTCCTATTAAAGATGATATCACTCTTAATGGAATTATTGACCGTGTAGTAAAAGGCACAGACGGAGGGTACCTTGTTATTGATTATAAGACTTCTAAAAGAGAAAAATCAAAAGTAGAGCTTTACCAAGATAGCCAACTAAAAGGGTACGTGTATGCAATCAGTAAATTATACAATGTACCGTATAATCAAATTGTAGCCGCTCATTACTACCCCTTAACAAATAACCTAGTTACTGTTCAATATTCAGTGCCTCAAATTAATCAACATTTACGAACCATTGTGGATCATGTCTGGAAGATTAGAAAGGCAAAAAAAGAAGACCTTCGACCCAGTAGGAATGATTTCTGTAACTGGTGCCCTTATAAGGGTGCTTGCCCCGAATACTGCACTACCGAAGACGTAACTAAAAAAGTTACAGAGCTTAAAGCTAAGAAGAAAGCTTCAACTTCCCGAAAATAAACGGGGAGAAAATCTCTATTTCTATAGATTCAAAAAACTGAAGTACTTGGTCAGGCGAGTACTTACATTTCTTAGTTAAGTAGTTATAAAGCATCTCTATCTTTATGGGCTTTTGTTTATTAAGAGAAGCGAGAAGTTTAAGCTGAAAGTGCTTTATAAATTTTTCTGAATATTTATATCTCCATCTTTCTACAAAGGAGGAACTAAGGGTGTCGTTTATAAGATCCAGAAAATCAATAATATCTATATCCGTATTTTCATTGTACATGTTTAAGCCTATTCTAATATATAATATATAAAGGTATGGGATTATTCAGTGAGAAAGTTAGAAATTTTTTGGTAACAGCCTCAAAGGATGAGGATACCGACGTATCCATCGTCACACGCTCTATATCTGCTGCCAGACCTGGGGATATACTATTCTTTCGATATGAGATGGAAAGATCCCGAGAGTTTCGCTTTGTCATGGCAGTAACCCCCGTGGTTAAAGATGCTAAAACAGGTAATCTATTGTTGACCTGCTTTAAGCTCCCAGACATGGATTTTGACCAACAAGAGCTAGATAATCTATATAAACAGAGGGCCGATGATTGGAAGAAGAAGAAAATTACAACTTTGACCAGTTTATTAGCCCAACCTGCGCATGGATATAGAACTTACATTTTAACTAAAGGACCAGGAAATAATGTGTGGGGAAATATCTATCGAATTCGTAGAGCACCTAGAGAGTAATTAATGGTAATACTGGAGTCACTAACACAAGCCACTGTAGCACTTACTGATGTGATGAAGAATAGTGTGCGTATAGGCACACAAATAGATGAATCTCTTCGTGGGTTTGGTACTTCTTTTGCATTAGACGGGAAAGAGATTTCAGATCAGTTGCGAGGTCTTAATGGCACTATAAGTGATCGTATGGCTCCTCTTTTGCTGGGAATGCAGGTAGGACTTCAAGGAAATATCGCAGGGGTTGCCTCACTTGTTAACCAGCAAAAAGTAACAGAAACAGCCTTCAGAGGAACAATGAAGGCGTTTGCTAAATTAGATGCTGTGATGGGCATGAGCCGAGAGGCTAACAACCGACTCTTTAGGGGGATGGAAGATTTAGGGGCTGAGTACGGGATGAGTACCGATCTCCTGGTTAAAGCTGTTGACGGGTTATCGGACAATATGATTGATATAGATTTACTGGGGATGCCTGATCATATTGTCGATGCTGTAGTCGGAGTAACTGCGAAGCTCCCACCTATGCTACATGGGCAATTTGAAAAGGTTACTAATCTTATCTTAGGCACTAGCATGAAAGACCTGCAGCAACGGGTAACTTTAGGTTTAGAGGGAGCCCAACAGCAGCTTATGAACTCTAGAAGTACTGCGGAAGCCGTTGAGATGTTAATGAGCTTTGTAAATTTAGGTGCCGCTAACTTTGAATCTATAGGTAAAGGAAGTACTGTCGCTATTGCAGCAGCTAAAAACGCTTTTGGACCTACGGGAGCTTTATTTACCGCTATTAATCGAGCCCTAACAGAAGAAGAACGTGTGCGTAGAGAGACAACGGCAGACTTCAGAGCAGCGTGGTCTGTTATTAAGAATGATATTCTTGCCGAATTCCAGCTTGTTTTTATGGAGAAGCTTACTCCTATCCTTGTTAAAGTTGCTGAAAAATTTAAACTAATGAGTGATGATCTACTTCCTAAATTTGGGCAGTGGCTTGAAATGGCAATAGATGTTCTTATAGGGTGGGTAGCACTTCTCCCAGGAGTTCTCATAGATTTCACTAATGCGGTAGATGGAGTGTGGAAAGGTTTAACGGCTATTGATTGGGGACTCCTGTGGATGCAATTTAAGGTCGGCGCTGCATCTATATGGGATCGCACAAAAGAGATTTTCGTATTTGCAGGGGATACGATGTCTGTAATCTTTAGTGATGTAAGCGCACGAATCTCACTAATCGTGGACAAGATTTCAGCAAGCGTAGACGTACTAACTTCTGCGTTTGATGTAGGCTCACAAAAACTAAGCATAGCTATTGCCTCCTTAGATCCGAGATCACATATGGGACAGAGGCTCCCCTCAGGACTCCCTTTCGGTACCGACGAGTATAAGAATAAGGAGTTTATGGAATGGGAGCTTAAGGGCCTACAGACGCAGTTGGATCAAGCTAGAGGAGCGCGAAAGGGATTAGGAAGTCCTATGGGTCCTATGGGCATGAATTTACCTACCCTCTCCGACTGGGCAGGCCCAGACACTATGTTAGGTATGACGGGCGATAAGTTCGGGGAGAAGTACGGAAAATCAGTAGGTGAGGGTTTTATAGAGGGACTTGGGAAGGGAGATTTAGGTACGAAATTATTTGGTACTTGGCCCGATATAGTCGCACAGCTTTTAGGGAAGACTGCTGAAAATACGGGAAAGGTTGCTGATAAAGTAGATAATGAGGGGTGGGATACTTCTCCTACACGAATGGGGTTCTTTGCTAGTCAATTAGTGCGGGATGTGGCTACGGTGGCTGGTATTCCTTTAGAGGCAGAGACTCTTGGTGGCGCAAAAGAGCGAGAGGAGACAACTCACGAGTTGTTAGTAGAAATTAGAGACGCACTAAAGACCTACCCAGGTGGGGCAGATATGTGGGAGAACCGACCAGTGGAGGTAGGGGAGTTTTAAATGGGATTATTAGATTATTTTGATCAATTTACAGTGGACCAGGGGAACGCTCCTACGGCAAAGTCTAGATCAGGCCAAGGGATTATAGATAGAAATCTTTATGATAGATCTTATCTTGATTTTAAGTTTCCTAGAAAAGAGGAAGGTGGACCCGACTTTAATGTAAGACTTCCGTTCGTAGAAAATGTTAAAATTACAGAAAGAAAGAGAGCTAAATATCAAAAATATTCGCCTCTTGGGCGATCTAGTGAGCTTTATACTTACTTAGGATCAGAATCACGAAAATTAAACTTACAGTTTAATCTTTCGATGAAGCATATTGAGGCTGAAGGGCCTCCTTTAGAGGGATATCTTGCGGCGATCACTGAGGAAGAAACTTATACCCAAATAAGAAAGAAATTTAAAGGGGAGGTAACAGAGCCTCCTCCTTCTCAGACAGGTAAGATAGCAACAAAATATTTAGAGGAGGTTTTTGATATTGCTCATACTGTTTATCAAAATTGGTTAGCATACTTAAGCGTCGAGGAGTCAACTTATTTGGCTGCGCGGTACGGTATAGCTGATTTAGATGCTCCGTACCCAGATTCATGGCCCACTGATGCGTTGCCCTCAGAAAATAACCAATCATCAATCTTAGCAATAGATGACGATTATATTGCTGCTGCTCAGAGTGAGATTTTAGACGCAAAAATTAGAATAGTAGATTTAGTAATTTATTGGATTAATATTATTAGGACAAGTGTAGTTAATAACGCTATGGACCCT